TTATACACAACTTTAAAAGTTAAACTTTATAAATACTTACAGATTGATAGATTCACACAAGAAAAAGAGGTAAAAAGTTTCAGATTGAAAGCAATTATCCCCCGAAAGCCTAGCACTTTCAGGGGATAGTCATATATGTATTACTTCTCTGTCTTCGCCTTCTGGTTAGCCACAACTACCTTGTTAGCCTTCTCCAGCACGGCAAGAATCTTCTTTCTCAGGTCACGAATCTGCTTCATGTCCTCAGCGTTGTAGGCATCCTTGCCATCATCCAAGAAACCTTTCTTCAACTCAGAAATCTCCTGCTTATCAAGGGAAATCTCGTCAATGGCATCAATGGCAGCCTTGTTGGTGTTGTAGTAGCCATCGCTCTGACTAGGAGCCGTATCAACCAAGAGGTCATAGGAAGTCTTGAATCCGTTCAACTTAGTATAGAGTTGTTCCAGCTTCAAGTCCTCGAAATCATCCTTCGGAGTAGCATGAGCCTTATATATATCCTCGGCATTCAACTTGTGAGGTCTATACTCCTCCCCACTCTCATCAGCACGTTCCTTCTTCTTGTCTTCCTCATACTTCTTCACCTTCACATCATCCTGCTTGTACTGCTTATACTCCTCAGAGCCGTAGAACCGCTCCAGCATAGAGTAATCGCCATCCACCTTAGCTTGTTTCTTCAACTTGCTCAGGGTATTGGCTGCTCGGTCGTGGTTCTCCTTCATATTCCAGAACTCATCACCTTGTTTCTTAGTAACCGGTCTATCATCAGGATTGCTGACGAACTTGCTGAATAATGGAATATCAGCCACTTTGATTTCCTTCGGGTCGTTGAGTGACTTGGTAAGCAAACCGAGCACCTGACTGCCCATGGTGTAAGCACCACCGAGGTAAGAAGACAACACATGGTCAACCACAGCAGGGTTATTCAGATTATATCTTGGGTTACCCAAAGCATCCCATTTGTTCTGCTGCACATCAGGATAGTCGTTTCCGATTGAGTTCATCATCCTTGATGCACGAACCAACCAATCAGGAGTGCCCACGTATGCCTTGGTAAAGTTAGGGTCATACTTGTTGTACTCTGTGTCCTTGAATAATGGCTTGCCAGTGAAGTCAACATTGAAAGCCAACTCAAAGACTGGTCGAATAGCATTCGGCATCAGACTGACAGCAATATTGCCATCATAGCCAGTAGGGTCAAGCGGAAGCATATCCACAACCTGACCAACCAAATCCCAACCATAGTCTTCCCAACTCTCCTCAGCCAACTCGCCACCCATCATCTTGGATGCAATCATATCTCCCAAGCCATAGAAAGCACGGAACTCCTGAGCAAGAGGAATCTTCACGAACTCATGGGTAGTAGGAACCCACATAATAAAGTTGTTTCGTCTATCCCACTTGGAGAACTGCCAGTACTTCTTAGATATATCTTTGTACCAATCCTTATCATCATCACCATCGCCACCCAAAAAGGCAGCACCCAACTGCATTAGAGCGACATTAACAATAGGTACGAGTACACCACTCGCCAACCACGATGCAGTAACAGCCGTGAACTTGAAAGGATGATGCTTGGCAAGCGCACCCAAGGTCTGCAAACTCTGTACTGCTGGGTTGATGAAGAGATAGAGATTTCTAATAGTCTGCCAGCTATGTTCTCCAGTACCCTTGCGGTTGAAGTTCAGGGTCACGTCCTTGGCATCATTCACCGCCTCATCAATGGAACGTCCATACTGAATAGAGGTCATGTAGACTGCAAAGCGGTTACTATCCTCAATCATTCTGTTCAGGAACTCGATACTATCCATGATTGTGTGACCAACCTTTACTGGGTTCGCCTTCCATCTATCCAAATCCTTCAAGTCGTTCTTGAATTTCTTCTTCAAGTCTTCCACGTCAAGCGAAGAGACAAAGCCAGTTTCACCACCATTCATCATGAAGTCATAGAACATCTGTTCCTTTGGTGTAGCGTTTCCGTTGTTTACCTTATCTCTCAACTTTCCGTTCTGAAAATCTCTCAGCATGAATCCGAGATTCCAAGAGGTAGCAAGATTCTTTCTGAGCAGATAGTTGTACTTTGCATCCTCACGGATAGCTGTAGATGCCAGCGTCATGGTCAGGTCTCGGAAGTAGTTGGAAGGGATGAAGAGAGGTGAAAGACTGGTATAGGCAGCAGCCATCTTTCTACCCAACCAAGCAGCAGCCCTATCAAGTTTGCCGCTCTGAATCTCTCTTACTCGGTGTGCTCTGGTATTGTTCATCGCCTGAGCCAACTGAGGGTCACCATTCACATAGATAACGTACTCCTCGCCATCCTTCATCACTCTTACCTCATGTTCTCTCTCCTCGCTGTGAGTCTGAGGATAGGCTATGTTCAATCCGTCTCTCTTCTGAGTAGCATCGCCAGTCTGCGCCATCAGCTCCATCTTCTTCTCGAAAGCATCAATGGCAGACTTCACCTGATTACTATTCATCTGAGAAGTAATCTGAGGTGTAGCAGGAATCCACTCTTCGTTGCCATTATCATCCACACTCTTCACGTACCAAGCCTTGCTCAGGGTAAGAAGGGAAGTAGGATGATTCTGAGCCAAGAGCATCAGGTGTTGCTTCACCCAGTTCTTGTTGTTCAGCAGGATTCCACTCTCTGCCATATTCTCGATGTAGGCGATAGGGTCATCAGCGATAGAGATTCGTCCATATGCCGTTTTCAAGGTCTGATTGAACGCACCCTTGCCGCCACCAACATAGTCCCATACTTGGTCGGCAGTAGTGCCATCCCAGCCACGGAGAGGAATATAATGGCTATACATATCTCGCACATACAGATAAGTATCTTTACTCATCATGCCAGCCTTATAGCCATCACGGAGAATCTTCTTGGTAGCCGCATTCGTAGCATTCCAGAGGTCTTGCACCTCAGCTACATGACTACTCTCAATATCCCTTACAAGTTTATGAGCAGCTTCCTCAAAGTCTGAGCCACCGAAGAGAGCCGACAAGCCTGAGTAATCGTAGGCGATACCATTCTCATCATAACGATAGTCCATATAGGAAGGAGAATATTTCGTTCTGAGTGCATTATCTCTCTGCCTCCAAGTAGTGAAGTCTACTCTGCCAAACTCTAAGTCGCTATCATTAATGATACGGTTCATATCGCCCTTGTAAGCCTTGTATGCAGCACTTCTCTGAGCCACGTCCTCATAGTCAGCATCCAGTGACTTCTTGAAAGCCATCTGAGCATCACGCTCCAAGCCATGCTTAGCCATCATGTAGATACGGACATTATCATAGCTATCACCCAGTATCTTCTTCATCTGGTGATAAGCCTTTCTCAATGGCTGCAAGAACTCATTATTGTACTCCTCAAACTCGTTCTTTCCCTTGCCATGACTGCGGTTCTCGGCAGTATAGGCATCCTCAGCCATATTCAGGCGGTCAACACCCACTTCCTTCATGATAGCTTCCTGAGCCTTGCGGATAGCCAGCATACTATCTTGGAAGGCGATACGTTTCAGAACAGAACCACGCTGCAACTCTCGGTTGAACTCTCCAAGGGCAGTATCATCACTCAGAAGATGCTGCTCGTAGGTTGGAGCAGTCTTCCACAGAGCCATCTGCTTGCGGTACTCGTCCACTCTCCTCAGGAAGTCAACGGCACTCTCACCAACGTTGCGTTGTGGGATGGTTGGTCGCTGGGCATCCTTAGGCAGATTATTATCCTTCTTCCACTGGTTCAGGTCATGCTCAAACTGGTCATAGCGCAAGGAGAACTTGGTATTGCCATCCTCAGGAGTAGTTTGGCGCAAGGTGTTCTGCAAGAGAGGAGCAATAACATGTTCCGTCAACTGGGTAGGGATTCCGTTGCCGATGATGATATGGCTCAGGTTCTCGGAGAATGGCATCTTGTAATCATCGCTCACTCCTGATACTCTTGCGAGCACTCTACCCATGGCACGATATACCTTACCGTCAGGCATCACAATAACGTCACCACTCTTGGTTCTGAGAGTTGGCAGCAGTTCATCTGCGAAGGCATGAGGAACCTTTCCGTCAGCGTAGGCACTACCCATCACATACAATGGCTTGTCAATGTTTCGCCAGTCAATGCCATCAGCCTTCAAGCGAATATCCATCCAAGGAGCCACACCATTCTTCTTCTCTGTCAGGGTCGGGATAATATCAGCCACAGCTTCATACCATCCACTCTTGTGTGCCATCTTCTCAGGCTTGGCAGGAAGTTTACCATCACGAACCGCACGGACAATCAATCTCTCTCGGTTGGTGTAGCCGCCATAGTCAGCAGCGTTATACACATCTGCATCCCAAGTGTAGCCGTTGGCATCCAGAGCATCGGTAATAGTCTTCATGGCATCTGAATCCTTATATCCCTTCACATTCTCAATGGTCACCACCTTTGGTTTCACAGCATTGATAAACTCGGCAGTACTAGCAGCAGTCTCCTTGTCAAGTTCCACCTCAGCATGGTTACTCTTCGCCTGAGAGTAGTTCTTGCAGACTGGGCTGGCATGGAAGTACTCCACCTCGCCATCTATCTGCTTCACCAACTCCTTAGGGTCAACATCACGAACATCAGCAGTAACGATGTGCTGTCCGAAGTTGTTGCGATATACACCGCTTATCTTCTCGTCATACTCCACAGCCAAAACTGGGTCGATGATGCCCTTCAAGCCTTCCTCAACAAGACCGCCACCGCTAAAGTAGGTTCCAGCCTTAATGAGTGAGCCATCCTTCAGGGAGAACTTAGGTTCCTCGCCAGCAATCTCTGCCTTGCGGTTCTCGCCCAGAGCCTGAGCAATATGAATCATCTTCTTGTTAGCCATCTTCCAGCCGCTCGGCATATCATCAATGGCAGTCTTGATAGCATCATCCACCTCATCAGGAGTGTTCAGACTCTTCAAGTCCTCAGCCATATCAGCCGCCCCACTCTTCTTTCCATCAGCCATATCACGTAGAGAGAAGGACACATCGCCCACACCCAAGAAAATCTGGTCTTTGCGAGCCACGTCCTCAGTAGATTCAGCGAGAGATTTTCTTCTCTCATCAGGAGTCATGTCCAATCGGGCAGACACGTTACGAGCTTCCACTTCGCCAGCAAGTGACTTGTAACTATTGTAATCATCATTCTTCTGATAAGCATTATAAAGACCTCTGTTCTTCTCAATCAGAGCCTTCGCCTCATCTTCCTTACCTTCTGCACGTAGCTGCTTAATCTGTTTGGTGACCTCATCGAACCTCTTCTTGACCTCACCTCTAACCAATATAGGACTACCGCCCTTTGCAAAGCCTTCAATATCCTGAATAACGTGCTGAATCTCGTGATTCAAAATACTATTCATATATTTCAAATCGTCAGCATGAATGGTAATTGTGTTGGTTTTTGAATTATATTCACCATTTGAAGGCATATCGTTCATAATGGCATCCGTATCAATATGCACATCTTTCAACTGGGGATAAGCCTTAAATAATTCAGGTGCATCAATCACATCAGATAGTTTGCCGCCATTCCAGAGCATATCATCTTCGTAACGCTTAACGATTTGTCCACCGCCTACGTCCATCGTGTCCTTTATCTTGGCATCAGGCATTTCGTATCTCCACTTGCCATCAGCACCACGCTCCCAGCCAGTAGCCATCTTGATAGCCTTGGCATCCTTCTTCTCCTCTTCCATCTTGCGAGCCACGGAGAGATTATCCATACGAGCAGTTCGCTCCTCTGCCTTGTCAGCAGCAGCCGCACCACGCTCACCAGCGAGAGAGAAACGAATATTGTCTCTACTATTGATAGCTTCATTGAAGGCACGACTGCGGTCACCTTCCTTATTCGGGTCGTAGTCATACATTGGTAAGCCAGCATTCTCTATGCCCTTGCGTACATCTTCTCCCAAGTTATCAGGAACCACGGCAGCAGCAAACTCGTTTAGACGTAGCGGTCTGTTGTACTTAGTCTCAAAGTACGCACTCTTCAACTCTGTCTGTACTGCATTCTTCAAGGCATCCAGTTTCTTCATGAAGGTAGGAGTAAGGGTAATGCCATATTCTTTCTTGGCATACTTCTTAGGGTCAGACTGCAATACAATATCATGAAGTCTCTGCTCACCATAGAACACATCATTATACAAGAACTTGGCAAGGTCATAATAAACCTCACTCCATTTCTCGTAAAATTCTTCCTTATCCTTATTAGAAGACAACTTATCCTTGTTGGCACGCATTTCGTCTGTAGAATCAACACGACTAGCCAACTTTGCGATAAAGCTACCAAACGAGGTATATTCGCTTCCATTGGTCTGCCCATCTGCTTCTTCCCTCATAGCCTTTGAAACATTTTCAAGAGTCTCAGGCACATACTTTCGGGAACCATCCCTAGTATAGCCACGGAAGATACGGTTCTTCGTTCCGAACTCATCCAGTTTGTTCTCCTGCCATCTGATGTAATCATCATAAAGACCATTCTTGTTGACGTAATTACTAGCCTTCACCTTAGACAGATAGAAGTCATACTTCTTGGTATCGTTATGCTCCTTCACAATATCCTCAACAACCTTCTTCACATCTTTTTTTCTTGGACTTCCGTCCTTGTTAAGCAAGGTTGATTTATAGTCACGCTCAAAGATTTCCTTAGTCTGTTTTCTTACTTGTGGATTGATAGGGCTAGCCTTAACACCAGTCTCCTTATACATTTTCCTTCTTACCTCCAAAGAAACCTTTTCCCAAGTAGGGTAAATGATGGCATGCTTAGCCAGACTTGTAACCTTTTCTTTCAGTTCAGGGTCATTCTGCATACTGCTCAGAATATCCTCGGCAGTAGAATGGTCATTGATAATCTCTTTCCAGCGATAATCAACATTAGAATCATACGCTTTAATATCAATGCCCTTTTCTTTAAGATACATCAACTCCCAAGCAGGAACACCATTGTCTTCCAATACATCCTTGGTCTGTCTCTTAATCTCTGCCTTAGCAGCACTAGGGTATTCAAGGCTGTCAACCCAGTCTTCAAACTTCTGACTGCCCTTTTCGCTCATTTGCCGCTCTACGGAAGGATAACGCTGAGTATAGGCATCAGTTATCCATGTACCACCAGTCTTGCCAGTACGCTTATCCAAAAGGGCAGAAGGAGCGATGAAGGAAATCTCTCCAAAGTTGTTGTGACCACTCTTGTTGGTATCAATAACAGCCAAAGAAGGATTGGCAAAGCCACCCAGTTTCAAAGCCTTTCTCAGTTTCTCCTCAGTAATGTTATGCACTCCTGCAAGAGTTTTTTCATTCTTCAATGAAAAACGCACATCCTTATTCTTCTCATTGAATCTCTGAGACAAAGGAATCACATTACCATTATCATCATAGGTAACGGCATCAAGCAACTTTTTGTTGTTCTTGCTGTTCTTATAGGCGAAGTCTGTATCATTGATATAGTCTTCCTCACGACCATAGCCCCATTCTGCAATATCGTTGCCATCAAACCACACATCATCAACAGGAACTTTTTGTTCGATGATGTTGTAATCGTCACCCCATCCATGCAATTTTGCATTATCAACTGCATAAGCACGGCTTGGAGTAACCCAGTCACCATTTCGGAAAGAACCTTCCTTCACATCAGAAGGAACACTACGATACATTGTAATAGTCTTAGCTTTCTTCTGAATAGCATTACGAACGTTATCAATAGCCTCCTTACGCATAGAGTCCGCTGCACGATAAGATGCAGCATTAGTCAACTCCTCCAAGTTGCCGCCATCAATATCATCATTGATATAATCACCAAGAGTTGATTCACCTTCAAACTCGCCATTATCCCAAGCCTCCTTGCGTTCGTCCTTTGTCAAGAAGTAACCATTACCCCAAGGTGCAGCACCATTGAAGGCAGATGTACCTTGATAGCTAAAATCTGTAGAATAGCCAGCAGCATCGGCAGCTTCATTCACCATCTTCTGAGCCTTTTCCATATTGCCATCTTTCACCGCTTTCAGGTATTCTTCATCTTTCAAAGAGAATTTTGTGCCCTCATTATCAACTTTTTCGCCATTTTCCTTGGTAGTTTCAGAAGAATTGTCTATCTTTGCAGCAGAACCTTCGGTTTGGGAGAGAGCGGTGTCACCTTCCAACGAAGTAGCGGCAGTGTCTGTCCTCTTGTCGCTTGCCGAAGTTTCCTTTTTAAATGCAGTCAACAACCAAGATTTTCTTTCTCCATCCCAAGTAAGACGAACACCAGCCTTATGGGTTTCACTTTCCAAGTTTACACGATTCTTACTGCTTGAAACTACACGCATATCATTCAGAATTTCCTGCAAATTATCAAGAACCTCAGGATGATACTTCACAAGTTTAGAAAGACCATAGCCATCACTATGTCCAGTTCCTTCTTTGCCCCAAACCAAATCAATATCGCCAATATCCTTATGATGAAGAGCACCAACAGCTTCTCCACCACGAACCTTCTTCAAGAACTCTATAGCAGCTTTAGCTTTACCACGGAACTGATTGTATATGTTTCCAAAAGCACCAACACCAACTGGCTTGATTTCAGCAGCCACACCTTTAGTGTTGCTCATGCCATCAATGAGGTTATCAACCATACCATAGCTATCAGCTACCGCCTTCTTCAAAGCAGCAGGAACCTCGGCAGGAACATCTTCCTTTCTTCTCATTCGTCTTACCACATAATCTATAGCTTGGGCAGCATCAGAAGTAAAGATGCCAGTCTTGTAGTTGTATGACTGGGCATTGTTCATACCATAACCAACATCATGTGTCTCATGTGGGAGATTCTGCAATTCGGTCAGCACCTCTACCGCCTTGGCATTGTCGACAATATCCTTCATGTTGCCAATGGCAGCACTAACAATCTGGTCAACCTCTTCATCAAGCAAGCCCTGCTTGGTAGCCGAAGACTTCACCTCATTGTCCGAGATATTAGGATATACCTCAGTAGGATGAGCCACACGACCATCAGGCAAAGTGATATAGTATCTTAGTGGACGATTTGTAATATCGCTCACAACATAGCTATCAGCAGTAGGCTCATACACTCTCTTCTCCTTGCCGCCAGCAGTCTCTTCGATGTGATAAGAAACACCATTCACCTTATAGGCATCCTTCAATGTAGAAAGGACTTCCTTCTTCTCTTCATCGCTGAGTTTCTTGCCAGTTTCAAAGCGGACTGGTTTTGACTTCAACGAGAACTTTACTTTAGCATAGTCTGCAAATGGCTTTAGCTTACGATTGCTCGTATCAAGCCACTTGTCGAACTCATCCTTACTTACTCCAGTAATATTTCCAAGACCTTGCCAACCATCGCTATAGTTGGCGAGATAAGCCTTTTTGGCATCATCCATGGAGTCATAGCCATACATCACCTTATGCTCATCAAACGAGCCATCAGGATTCACTTGGTCTACAACAAACACATCACCATTCCAATTATCAAGGTCTGCTTTGTCATTGATAAACATATCCAAATGGTCACCATCCTTGCCAAACTTGCCACGGATATAACCATAGGTATCGTGCATGGTAACTTTCCATTCTTTACCATCAGCATCCTTACCTGAGCGAGTTGAACCCTTTGGATTTTCTATAGTGTAATCGTAGCCACCGAACTTGATGTGTCCTTTCTTGTAGTTGCCACTCTCTTTCTGTGCGTCAGATGGATTGGTTTCGGTTTCTTCAATAGCAGACTTCAAACGGAGAGAGAACTTGGTGTGCTCTGTGATTCTCATATCCTCAGGCTTGAAGATAACATAGTTGGTATTATTTTCCTCAGCACCGCTACCATGGTACACCTTTAACGAGAACTTGGGAGCATCAGCTATCTCCTGATTGATGCTGTTCACAACATCATCAGTAACAATATCGCCCTCCTGAATCTGCTGAGGTTCACGACCAGCGTTCTTCACAAGTTCCGCTTGCTCTGCTCTGGTCAAGATACGGTTCACCTTCATCGCACCAGTAATCACCCAAGGGTCAGTCTCAGGGTTCGGGTTGGTACGATACATATAATATCCATCAGTAGGCAGATGTTTCAAGCCAGCCAATGAATGCTGAAACTTGCCCGATGGATTGATACCCTCTTGGCGAGCTTCCTCCTGATAATCAACATCAGCAGCATACTCCACCTCAGCGAAGACGAAGTTCTTAGGGAAGAGTGTCTTGTTGCCCTCAGCATCCTTGCGGTTGAACTGGATAGCGTAAGGCACGACACCAAGATGCCAGCCTGGTCTATAGGCTAGCTTACCGCTACCGCCTTGTGTTCCCTTGCCGCCCTGCTTAACCTGAGGTCTGCCAGTTTTGCTTTCTCCTGCAATAGGAGCCGCATCAGCATCAAGCCATACACCAACTGGGGTAGCAGCACCATCAGGGTTCGCTACCATTGGTGGATAGAGTTTTCCATCCTTCAACACGAACACCTTGTAGCCAACACCCTTCTTCTTAGGTTCAGGTTTCTGACGGAGAGAGAATGAAACATCTTCGCCAGTCTCAGAGTTTGTCACCTGACCATTGGCAGTCTTCACATAGGCTTGTTCGATGGAGCGGATGATGTTCTTGGTTACATCGCTATACTCGGTACCAAAGAATGCCAACTTAATCTTCTGCAATATCTCATGGATAGCAGCGAGCAGAGGATGAGACATCTTCATAGCGAGAGTGTGAGCCAAGTTGAGGTCACGAATCATTTCTCCTACCGAATCAGCAACAACCTCCTCAGCATAGTAATTTCTAGCACGTCCAGAGAATCCAGCATCAGAATATCTCTGCATGGTCTCATCTACCGCCTTGTCGAAGGCATCAGAGCCATAGGTATCAAGCACAAGCTGAGTCAACTCATTGTATGCAGCAGGGTTCAGTTTCTTGATTTGGTGGGTCATTTCGTGACCGAAGATAAACTGAGCACCTTCCTTGATAGAAGAGTCAAGAGTGATGAAGATGGTACGATGAACGTTGCCATCAGCATCCTTGGTCTCCTGAATCCAGCCGTTACCCAACTTGTCCGAGTACTGCCATTGAATGTTAGCACCCATCATCTTAGCCAGTCTCTCGAAAGCCTTGCGAGTCTTCTGCCCTACGATATTGTCAACGACCTTCATATCATCCACCTTATTCTTATCTACATCGGCAGCACGTTCAGCAGTTGTCTGCTGCTTGCCATTCTCCTTTGCAGAGAAAGGAAGGTCTTCCTCAGGTCTCTGTTCACCGAACACCTTATTCTGTTCCTCAACCTTCTTGTCAACAAACTCTTTGAACTCTCTAGCAGTATCGGCATCATAGAACGTTGCACCTTCTGTGATTTCGCTATCTATATTAGAAGAGTGTTTAAGGTCACGTCCTGCATTGAACTCCTCTTGCAGTTTCCAAAGTTGGTCAAAGTCTTGCACGTTGTCAGGGAAATAAACTACCTGATTAATATTCTCGCCCTCATCAGGAACAAGAGTGCTAACACCAAAACCATCTTTGCACATCAAAAACAAATCAGCGTAGCTATTTAACTTAGATGTAGGGTCTATCTCTAAGCCTTGTTTCTTTGCCCATTCTGCAAGTTCTACGACATATTCATTGATAGGTTCACCTTCCTTGTCAAAAGCAGGGAAACCTAACTTCTCGCCATCTTCCTTAGCTTTCTGCTGTTCAGAAGTGAGAGTATTTATATTATCATTTATATTGTCATTTATCTTCTCATTATCCGATTCATTATCCGATTCATTAGACAAATCATTAGATTCATTATCCGATTCTTTATCCAACTTCGCCTCTGACTTCGCCTTCAACTCAGCCTTTTCATCCGACTTCGCCTTCAACTCGGCCTCTAGCTCAGCCTTGTGCTGCTCAGCATAGGCTGCATCCTCCTGAGCACGTTTCTGCTCTTCAAGTATGTTCTCTGCCTGAGCAATGCGAATATTTTCAACAAAATTCCTTGCTTCCGATGCCTTAAAACCGCTATTCAGCACACCGATGAGAGCATTACGAATATCCTGAGTATCGAGTGATTCAAGGTTGGATGGGCGATTCTCCCACAGACTATGAACGAGCGCATCAATGGTAGTTCCCTTACCATCAGCAGCGAGCAACTGAGTCTTAGCAAAGTCTTCTCTGCTCAATCCAGTTTCCTGCTTAACACCCTTGCTTGCCTCTGTTCCCTCATAGTTGAGAGAGTGAGCACCGAGGTTGCTAGCCACATACTCCTCAGCAGTAAGCGGAATCGTATCAGTCACATCAATGCCAGTACTATCATAAAGACGATGAAGGAGAGAACCGATAGTTTCTCTATAGAGTTGTGATACAGCCTCAGCATCATCCTTCACAGCACTCTTCAAACGAGCGAACTTTCTTCTTGCCTTCTCAATGAGTTCCTTTCTGCCCTCAGCAGTATCTTCCACCTTGGCAAGTTGTCTCTCATTATAAGCATCACGGATAGCGATAGCAGAGTCATAAGCCGCCTGAGCATCAGCAATAGCCTTCTCCTTGGCATCCTTAGCAGCCTTCTGCTCCACGAAAGTCTTACCCTTCACGGTCATGTTACTAGCCTTGTCGAGTGCCTTCTTTGCATCAGACACATATCCAGATACGATACTATCTGCATCCTCACCGAACTGAGTATCATACAACTCAGCAGTCTGCTCGGCAGTCAGCTTCGAGAAGTCAGGGTTGCCATCCTCCAGCATAGGAACAATGGTTCCATCTTCAAGGGTAATGGCAGGAGCAACAGGAGTCTGTTCTGTTGCAGGAGTCTCAGCAGATTCAGGAGCCGCGACCTCATTATCAGGAGCCGCGACCTCGCCCTCTATTGTCGGAGTCTCCACCTCTATCTCACCTATATTCTCTCCACTATTCTCCTCTATCATTGAGGATTCAGGCATAGCTTGTTTGTATTCATCGAGCGACATAGAAGAGATTGTAGCCACATCTTCTTTGTTCACAGCATGAGGAACAAGAGTACCATCACTCTTCAACTCCACTACCTTAGCCTTGGCACCAGCATCACGAATGAGGAACAATCTAGAGTCAGGATATTTAGTATTACCATCCTTGTCGAGCACATCAACGAGCACCACGTTACCATTATCATTAAGTATCTGATTGAAATCAAATGAAGGCTGAGTCTGCTCAGTCTCCTGAGTCTGCTGGGCTGCACGTTCCTTCTCCATCTGCTCACGCTCAGCCTTGGCAGCTTCCAGTCTCTTCTGGTCTTCCAAGTCTTTCATCTGCTGCAAGTCTGCAAGCGAATAAGGATTCTCCACCACGTTACCATCTATAGAGATAGCAGAAGTACCATCACCATAGTCAGCCAACACCTCATAGGTATGTTCAGTACCATCAGTATCAGTCACATTGAACAGAGAGCCAACTTCAATGGTTCCATCAATGATACCAGCCACGTCCTTGATAGCATTCTCTTTTGCATCAGCTACCGCCTGAGCCTTCACATCATCAGCAGGAAGTTCTTCACCCAGTTCAGCAAACATCAACGCATCAGCATGTTCAACGCTATTCGTTGTCGGGTCAAAGTAGAGAATCATATCATCGCTATTGCTTACATCAATAGAGCCATCATCATGAGTTGCAATATTACCACTAATAATGTACACACCATAGTCTTCCAAACCGCCTGATGCTTTGATAGTAGCATTACGGACAGAACCACGACTCAGGTCTGTATACATATCAACTCTCTGTTCTGCCTGATGAGCAGCGAGGTCAACCTTATCTTGTGCATCATCAACCACACCTTGGTATCGGGCAGAAGACAACTGGTAGTCATAGATAGCTTGGTCAAGTTTATCATCCTGCCCCGTCAGGGATTCCAGTTCCTCATCACTCATAGCAGATAGCTGCTGCTCAGAGATACCCAAGGCTGCTGCAAGAGTCTTCATCTGGTCTTCCTGCTGAATCTGAATATCATGCTTGTCTGCATCATCAGCATCATGCCCCTCAGAATAAGCGTTGTCAATATCTGCCAGATGCTGCTCCTCAGGTGTTGTTGGTTCGTTGGTAATCTCCTTGGCATTCATTTCAGCAGTCTTGGCAATATTGTAGCCACGCATCTTCATCAGGTTTACACCATAGTTAACAGCAGCATTAATCTGTTCCTTGGTCATGGTATCTCTCTGTCTGAGAATATCAGCCAGCACACTACCCATCTGCTCATTAGTTGCGTTGTCTATCTTATCCTTGATGTCTGCCCAGTTATCGCCCATAAGGTTCTCTGCATCACTATCAGCCACGTTCACCTTGTTGCGGAATCGGTAGTACTGAGCACGATTGTAGATACCTTTTACTGGTCGGGAGCCAGCACCCATCGCATACATAGAACCGACAGAGATAGCCATACCACCGATGATGTCGAGTTGTTGTCTAGCATCAAGAAGGTCGCTCACCTTACCTTCACCATCCAGCAGGGCATGAAGAGGAATACCAATTTCCTCCTCCATCACTTCCTCAGCGAAACCATTGATACCGAACTTCTCCATCCACTTCTTGGAATTGGTATACCATCCGCTCTTGCCGATATTCTTGAAGAACTCAGCAGAAGCATTCATACCATGTTTCTCCATGAAGTTGACAGCACCCTTCTTGATACCATAGTTGTGACCGAAGAGTTTTTCAGTATAGTTCTCTACCATAGCAGAGGTCATACCCTTATAGAGAGCAGTACCAATAGACTCACCACCCTCATGCAGAAGATTTCCATTCTCATCGAAAGTACCAAACTTATAATCACCCTTCTCATCCTGATACAGATTACCAAGATGTCGCTGCATGATGTCAGCACCAGTCTTCAACGCTTGCTCAGTTCCAGCCATCGCATACGAGCCGATAACATCGCCAGCCACGATACCGGTATTCTTCAAGATAGCAGCACCCACCTTGCCCATGCCACGTTTAGCAGCAAATTTCAAGGCTCCACGACTGATGCCCTTGGTAATACCACCATAACCACCAGTCAGGAAGAAGTCAGCCATAAATGGGAGACTCTGCCCTGCAATCTTCGTCCAGCGATAGACGTTACCCATCTTCTCATCTTCGAGAGCCGCAGCAGCATCCGCACCCAGTTTACTCTTCAGGAGCATCTTATCAGAACCAGAGAGAGGAATATTGTTATCCATCTTTGTCTTGATACGTTCCATCTGCCCCATGATAGCGAAGTCAGTCAGACCGAAATCCCAAGTCTTGGCAGTTAAGGCTGTATTGTCAAGAGCCTTCAAGGCATCCTCACCCCAGCTACTTGTAGGATATTGTTTCACCGCTTCAAGCGAACCAATCTGCTCAGTAACCAGAGAAAGAGAGGTTGCCAACTTATTTCTATAGTCACTCTGCTCAGCAGTTCTTCCGTTACTTGCACCGATACTAGCACCATAAGAGAGCAAAGGATTTCCGTGTTGACGATTATCCTCAGCGATAAGAGCCTCAATCTCCTTCTTTCGGGCATAGGCATCAGCCAGTTTCTTGTCAAACTGCTTTTGAGCACCCTCCTCAGTAAGGTAGGTTCCATTCTTGCCGATGTTCTCCTGCAAGTCATAGTTACCATTCTTGTCACGAACATCAAAGGCAGATGGAATCTCGCCAGTATCTACCGCTACCTGATAGGCATCGTTCTGCTTGTCAAGAATAGCTTGCATCTGCTCAGCTTCAGGAAGAGAATAAACATTCTCATTGTCCGAGGTAACGTATGCGCCAGCCTTGCCAGTCTCAGGATTGTAAGCGAAATCATCCTTCACCACATTGTTTGCATCACCACCATAAGGAGTCTGATGTGTACCCAAATTCACACGACCGAAATCCTTCTGCTGTTTCTGCTTTCGCTGTTTCAATCTGTTGTATCTGCCAGCATTGTTCATTGTCTGCTGAGCACTAGCCGAGATTGCTGCTGCCCCAGCAGAGAAACGAGCACGGTCAGCAGCACTCATAGGAACGCTACCGCCTTTTGCTCTTGATGAAGTCCTGCTTCGAGGTTCAAAGAGTGCAGAGTAGAAACGCTCATAAGTAGATGGAACATCAAAGTTCTGAGCCTTCAAGTTCTCATAGATAGCATGTCTGTTATCCGCACCGCCCTTTCCGTCTCTTGTCAGAGCACTCTCAAACTTATTGTAATCATCAGGCACATCATAGTTCTGTGCTTTCAGATTCTTGTATAAAGTGTATAATGGTCTTTCTGCCATGATATATATATTTGTTTGTTACCAAATTCTTGTTACCAATTCTGTTACCATTTTACGCCAGTCTTCTTCTTGCCACCAGACGGTTTACCACCTCCAGCAGAACTACTTCTTCCTTTCAATCTATCCATGATATATCTCACGTTAGTCTGAGTAACATTCTTGATTCTCAACTTTCTTTTAAGTTCATTAATCTTCTTCTGACCCTCAGGAGTGTCCATCATGTCGTAATACTCATACCAATATCCAGCAGTAGTTTTGTTACCGCCAGAAGATTTCTGAGCCTTATTAGAAATTCGTCCTTCTCGCAGTCTAGCAAGTGCATCCTGAGCAGCCCAATGGCTTATCTGACCATCAGCAAGCATCTTCTTAATCTTCAACTGATTATCCTTATACTCGGCATCATTGGTATATTTCAACTCACTAAGTTCAAGTCTTCTGTTACCTTGGTCAATTCTCTGCTGCCCTTGGTCATTCTTCACCTTGTTGATTTCGTTCTGCATATCGTGATACCTCATCTGCTCAGCGAGAGTCAGGTTATTCTTGCGAGCTTCCTCATCAAGAGCAAGTGCCCTCTGATAGCCAGCCAGCCATGATGCCCGATTCTTCTCTCTCTGAGCATCCATGTAAGCCTTGCGTTTATTCACCGCCTTAGTCATATCCGACTCAGGATTGTGTACCACCTTGGCACCATTCATAGCAAAGAAGATATTAGCGAGCGCACGAAGACCATCACCAGTAGCAGCAATACGAGCCTTGGTACGCTCCTTCTTCTCTCTGTTCGCCCTCTGCTCAGCAGTCTCATTCAGTTCAGGATTCAGTATCTTATACATATCAGCATAAGACAACTGCTTAGGCTGAGGTTTCGACTCCTCCTTCTTCACGATGGGTACGGAAGGTTTATCCTCCTCATCATTAGAAGCACTCTGATTTACATCTACCCCATTGGCGATGGCTTGTTGAGTAGCGATAGTCTTCTCTCTAGCCGCCTTCATCGTAGGTGTTTCATTCTGAGGAGTGGAAGCATTCATCTGGTCAACCTTCTTTCCAGCCGCATCAAGTTGCTGCTGAGTGAAGACTGGAGCCTGAGTCTGTGCCACCTTCTGTGTGGCATCCACCCCACTCTGCTGCTTGTTGAGAACACTCTGTGTAGTCTTCAAGCCATTGTTGTTTCGTAACATATCTGATGCTTTCATAGTCTATGCTTTAATCTTCTTTGGCGCATTATCACCAATCATATTATTCAAGTCATTTGCTACTTGCTGCTGGGTAGGAGCCGCACCCACCTTGGCATCCAACTTAGCCATATCTGCATCGGTAGGCTGTACCACGTCAGGACGAGCCACCTTACTCTTACCAGCACCACTATCAATAGTTGCAGCGATATTGGCAGCAGTACCAGCCACGCCTGCCACCGCATTGGCAGTATCAGCAGCCTTCTCAGCTTCCATGCCCATCTGCTGGTTCTGCAACTGGTTCTTTCTGTTCATATACTGCTGTTCGATGTTATCCTTTCGGGAATCATTTGCAGCTACAATCTGTGAGGTAGTATCAGCAAGAGTCTTGTTGTTCTCCTCCTTTACCGCAGTAGTAGAATCGTCTGTACCACCCATTACCGCTTGTCTACCCTTGGCAGCCTTGTTGCGGTTCTTAATCTGCTCCTGCATCTGTGTGAGCAAGCGAACCGTATCAGCACGCTTGGTCGGGTCGGCATTGTATGTTCTGTCATACCATGCCTGATTTTCTCTCTGTTGCTGGGCAATCATCTGCTCCTGCTTACGTCTCGCCTTGCGGTTAGCTATACCGCCAGCAATACTGCTTGCAAGCCCAAGCCCAGCACCTATTAATGCACCTATCATATATATGAAAATTTAATTATTAATAATGGTACAAAGATACAGATACCATCCGAGATTCGTATTTTATCCGTTTATTTAGGTGGTAAGTTAACGGATAAAGTTTCCGTTTGCCAACAAATTACTATCTTTGCACCAAAATAGTTAAAACAATGGCAGCAGATAGAAATACAAAAGGTCAGTTCGAGAAAGGTCGAGCAAAGACTGGAGGTAAGCAGAAAGGGTACGAGTCTCCTATCACAAAGGAGTTTCGTGAGTTGTGTGCTGACTTTTCTAGAGAGGCTTGGGATGATTTTATGGCAGCATGGTATAAGTGTGAGCCGAAGGATAAGGTTGCGACCTTCATCAAGATTTTGGAGTTCAACTGCCCTAAGCTACAGACCGTCACTCTTGACGATAAGCGTGAGGTTCACAATGCCCTCACCGAGAAGTTGAGACAGATGTCAGAAGAGGAAGGATAAAATATAATTCATAAGAAGAACGTTTGTTTTTTTTCATAGGTTTTTGGTTTATAGGTTTTAAGATTGTTAGGATAACGAAATAGGGAATGCGTGAGCACTCCCTATTCTTTTTTAGTAATATTCACCACGCAAGTGTTAATTTCATGTTAAAATCAAGAATTTGTTTGGCTATATCCAAACTTTTATGTACCTTTGTAGCAGAATTAAGAATCAGAAGTAATAACATTCAGCCCTCGCTAACACGGTTAAAGCATTTCATTATGACAGCATTAGATTTTAACGATAGAGGTCAGGCAAATGTTGCATTCAGCGAGTTCGACAACTACATGAACGAGCGTAAGGAACAGGGTGATTACACCGAAGAGAAAGACGGAATCACTTATTACTATAATGGTGGCGGTTGTTTGCTCGCTAAGTACGACAACAACGAAGGTTATGGTTTTACCTATTAAATAAAGCTTTTATGTCAACTCTTAAAGCTAAAGAAGTTATCAAGGAGAAGGGCATGACCATTGAGGAAGTAGCCAGCAAGATGGGAATCACTAAAGGTACTCTATCTGCTGCCCTCAGCGGAAACCCAACCGTCAGCTACCTTACAAGAGTAGCAGACGCTATAGATTGTGATATTAGAGATTTATTCAGATAAGAAAAAGGGAGCCATCATTGACTCCCTTTTATCGTATTCACTATCAGCGACCGCCTCTGACTCTTCTATCCCCAGCCATATCCGTCTGCAACCCACAGAGCCAGTTCTTAGGCTTTGTATACAGAGTATTCCATATCATTCTAATCATTGTCTTTATCTTCTTTAAGTGCATCATCAAGATACTTATCAAGAGCCTTTATACACTTATCAGGAATCTTATTTGCATCCTTGTTTTCTTTGAGATAATCAATAGTTCCACCTACCCCATAGATGATAAGGAGATTCTTTTGGGAAGGAATAAATATCGCCATAACTACCCCTAACACAATAGCAAACATAGAACCCTTAAACACTTTTTTTATAATAGGCAATGTCTCTTCACCATCCGTAGCACACATAAATAACCATAAACCTAAAGAGAAACTTACAATAAGTGAAAAAAGCGCAATAGCCGCACCAACATCATGTAAATAGCCTAAAACATTTAACCAATATAATTCACTCATAATCTTAAATTTTAATTAATATATTTATCTCCAATAAAGTTCACGATGTTCCTTCTTCAACAAATCCCCAGTTCTACACCACCAGTCATTCGGACTCGCTTTAAGATACTCTTGAAAAATTGGGCAGTTCTGTTCATGAGTAAGGATAGGATGAGAGGTAGACTTGAACTGATGCACACACAGCAAGTCTGCATGATTGCCGCCATAAATTCTTGACGGCATGACATCTTTCGCCTGATGCCATACCTTGTTGAGGTCAATGAGGTAAACACCATCCAGTTCCTTCAGGACATTATCAATCTTACCCAGCACACGATTCAGGACTTCTGCCCTATCCGTTCCACCCTTAGCAATAAGCCACTGGGCATCACTCAGGGCACTTCTAATCAACATATCCAGTTCCATAAGCCAAAATTTTAATTATTAACTTCGTTCAATATCTTAATCACTCTGCTAAACATAGAGCCATCCCAATCATCCCCATTATGATGCAGATGGATATAGTCATACACCGCCCTATAGAAGGTCTCGGAAGTATAGCGCAAGCCGTAGTCTTCCGTCTGAAACTCATCCTTTGCGGTCAACTCGTCACACTCTAGATGCCGCTTATGAGCTTCCATCTTGCCATCTACCTTCAAGACCTCATACCCATACCCTCACCCTTATGAATAGGGCAAAGGCACAACTCACATACATGCTGCTTGCGAGCAGTTCTGACCTGACAACTGATTGACTCTATCTTCATAGCTTAATGTCTTTTCGATTTCTCGATGTTATATTGGTCACAGATGTCGCAATATGCGCCATAAGCCAAGTTGTCAACCATTTCATTGTACTTGTCACCATTATGACCTTTCACCCAGTGAAAACGAACTCCTGCCAAATGAGCAGAGCATTTCTTGTACAACTCATAAAGGTCAGGATTCATCTTTGGTGGAGTACTCTTCCCCAACACAAGTATGCAGTACTGACTATCTGTATAGATATCAAGATAAGAACCATCTGGACAAGACTTAGCTGCACTAATGATAGCAAGCAATTCCATACGATTGTTTGTTGTCTGTAGTCTGCCATGATTCTTCGTCTTGACTATCTCACCATCCTTCAACACGATGTAAGCAGAACCTCCTGCCTTATACTTGGAATGGTTATCGCAGCTTCCATCCGTATAAGCCACATAGTTCATGCCATTATCAGGGAATGGCTCAACTGGGTCGAAATTTTCCGACTTTTCAGCCATTTTCATTCTGATAGCACTGGAGAATTTACATTTAGCGTTGAACACACCAAAGTTAGCATCAGTGAGAATCATCCAGTTTACTGGTTCCCCTCCATTTACCTTCTTCCACTTTCTCTCATCAAGATAATCATAAAGACTCTTGATGTACTCATCTGTTCCATAGTTCTTCGATATACAATATCTCTTGAACTTTTCATAAGTAGGTTTATCCATAACTAATTGTTTTTTATATATTTTCTTTCTTTCAATGTAGGTTACCAAAACAAACATCTAAGCAATTAACAGAAAAATCCGTCAGGGATTCCTCCAATACTCATGTCTCTCTGAATAACCTTTTCTGTCTGCTTGCCATAGATAAGATGCCTGAATCCATCGGTCACCGCCCTATTAGCGATAGAGTAAGTACAAGCAAGGACTACAAATCCAAGAGTGCCGACAATAAAATCTGCCTTGGTTTTTCTCGTTCTCAACAAAGTTCTCTTCGTTTCTTCCTCATTCCTGATGTCAAAGGAATGTTTCTCGGCAAGAGTTGAATTAATCTTACCACTGGCAATAAGTCTTTTCTTTATTCTCGAAACAGAACTACTACTTGTATTGAGAGCCTTCTGAAATTGCTTTATCGTGATTGCTTTACCTTTGGCACCGACCTTTTCACCCTCAGGTGCTTTCATACAACAGTCCTTATGCTCGGCAGCACAAATCTGAAATTCAAAAAGCTTCTCGTTTATAAGATTGAATAATTCCTTCAAAGTATAATCTTTTACCTCAAACTTACATACCATAGCACCACGATACTCACGACCCTTTCGAGTCCACTTTATCGTATTGTCACGGAACGAAGAGACAATAACCTTATTTCCGTCTACCGAAAACAAAGCATCATCTTTCATGTCTTGAATAAGTCTTTCTGCTTTTGGTTTACCAATATGTAATCCTTTCCTCAATTTGTATTCCGTAACATTCCACATTACAGAATTGCTATGCTGCATCTTTATCCAAATAGCAACAGCAAGAAGTTCCTTCATGCTCTTACTTGAAGAGTATGTTTTCAGAAGTTCTATGGTTACATTTATATACTGCATAACATAAAAAAAGAGTCCCAAAGTCTTGGTTGCAGCAAGAACTAAGGGACTCATATCTTGTAGGCTTACGCCTTGAAAGGAGGACTACTTTATCCAGCCAATCTGCAACATTGACGATGCAAAGATAGAAGCTTTTTCTGAAACTACCAAATGTGAAAAAATATGTAATTCGTTAATCTGTAAGATATTCAGATTTTAGGTATACGCTTGGTGTGCAGTAGGCATACAAATGATTACAAAGTTAAAGTAGGTTAAAGTGTTTTTGGTATTCAAGTTTATTTTGTTATCTTTGTAGCGAGTAAAACAGGTGATTTAGCTTCTTTAACTATTTTATGTTACTATTTTGTTACTCGATAAAAATAGACCATTTCTAATAGTATTGGTTATCAGTTGGTTACAAGGTTTAAATAAGCATTCATAATGTTTTTGTATAATATGAGAAGGAGTGCTTGTGAAAGTACTCCTTTTATGTATTGGTTTACTACATGGCGATGCATTTTGTTCTATGTCACGACGCACAGACTTCTACATCGCCATGTAATTTCAAAGATATCGGGAGTTTTAAAAAAGCCTGTTACTATTTGATTTTAGCACCAAATGACTTTACAAACTTAATCTTCTTGCCTTTTGCGATGATTGGCTTCTTCCATTCACCACCCAAAATACGGATAACAGCCT